AGGACCACTAATTGAAGAATCAACACTCGCCGTTAATAGGGCACCGATACGACCAGACATATTCTTAGAATTTAATTCGTTTAGGGCGCCTGATGTTGTGTTCTTATCATTAAGAGTGCCATTAACATAAAGTTCTGTTATAAGATTACTACCAGAGTTATAAAAACATACAGCGTAATGTGAAAATGATTGCAATGATGTTGTTGTAAGATTTTGCCCAATCGATTGCTGGTAGACACCAGAGGAAGATGACTGCGCTGTAATTAGAAAAGGGGAGCCAGAAGAAGCGCCAGTTAACTCAACACGCAAACGACCATAAGTTGCAACACTTGATGTTGCATTATTCCACATATCAAAAACAACTTCTTTTTCTGTCTTTCCATTCGTAAAAGCAGGTTTTTTAAGCCAGAACTCAACTGTCACACCATTATTAAAGTCTGATTTTAAGTTTGATTCTCTCGTTCCAGAGCCATAATCAGACTTAAGTCCTGCTGATGTATAGACACTCTCATCGTAAATGTTAGAGGAATCTCTATTGCTATTTGCATCCGAAGGGAATGCTTCTGCTAGTTTTGTGTAAGATGACGTATGAGGTCCGCCACGAAGAGTAATATATTCTAAGTCGTTAGGTAAGCCATAACCGCCATTAATGGCACCATTAAGTGTGCCCCAGCCATCAGCACTTAACAGAGCTTGACCATTTGTTCTTGGATAAAGATTGTTAAAAATATATTTTTCAATACCCAAAAGGTTATTAAAGTATTTATTTATTTCTGCAGCGGAGCCGTCATAAGGGTAATAATCGTAAATCTGCTCTAAAGCGCCCTTATAATAAAGGTATGCAGATCCATATTTAACAAAGTTTTCTGGCTCAGAATAATCAACAAAAGGCTCAAATTCTTGTTGTTTTCTTGTTAATTCACCAACATTATCAGCAGATTCAACTTTCTTAAAAGCATCTTTTGATGTCGTGTTAGAAAGATAGTTTCTTGTTTTGTTTGACGCATCAAATAACTTTTTAATACTCATATTCTATTACTCTGAATTTGAATGTTTCTCTTTGTTCTGTCCAAGAACTTAATGATGGATCGTAAAAAGCAAATCTAAACGCATATTCATATCCTGGCTCCAAAAGATTCATATCAAAATCAAAATAATTTCCTGAAACATCATGTGATAGGACCGTTTGTAGATCCGATCCTGTTCCATGTGGTATCGCCTCCAGTCCATCTAAGGTTCTATAGACCATATATGAGGCACTTTCAATGGTTGTTGTTGGCGCATCCACCTTAGCACTAGTGTAAATATTTGGATTCCAGTTCTTGTTGCGAACATATAAATTAAATCTTGCTGTTTGATCACTCCTATATTTCGACTGTAGGTTCGTTATATTTAAATAGTACACAGGCTTAGATACAGTCTCAGAACCAAAAATCTTCTCTGGGATAATTGAACCAGTGAAAAATTGCTTTGATGTGAGATGCGTGTGTCCCGTAACAATTGTTCCACTATGCCAAACATCATATAGTGTTTCAAGTGGAGTGGCTGCTGCTGTAATAGCAACTGAGCAACTATAAATACCAGTTGAAACATAGCCGCCCGTGAGCGCTGTAGCTCCATTATACAAAATCAATCTAGAACCAGAAGGCTCAGAATTGTCAGCGGACCCCGAATATAAACTAACCATAATTGAGCCAGTTGTGCCAATCTCTGGAATATTCGACAATCTTCCTCTTACAATATTATAAAGATAAAGAGTATTTAAATTATCTGCAGCAGAAGCCAAGGAGCTACTATAAAAGAAATTACCTCTGTCATCTTTTTTAGAATCATTCCATCTGGCTTCAATGTTCGGTCTTTTAAAGAAAAACTCGCTGCCTCTACCAAAAAATCTTTTTGTGTAGAAAGAAACAGTGGAGCCGCTTGGATTATAGATAATATTACGATCTGTATCAGCAGGATCTGGTTGACCTGCCACTCTCTTAACGGTGCCGCCGAGGGCTCCGGAAACAAAAGCTTCTTGACTCGATGTCAAAAAGACGCCAACTCCATAGTTGGTATAAGTCTCTGCTAACCAATGTTCTACCAATGGTGTAATATTAATCTCTAAATCTTCCAATCCGGATGGGAATTCTTGAGTAAATGTGTGGACCTCTGTGCCGGCAGTTGACTGTGTATGGAAAGAACCGCCCGCAAGCAGGGTATTGCTCTTATCGGTCCAAAAAGTTGTATTCGACGCAGACATCCAGTTCGATCCAACATTTCCTCTTGTCGCATCTGTATAATTTTCTAAATCTACACCGTTACCTTCTTGCCAAGATTGCGACACAGCCTGAACAATAAGCTTTAAATTTCTTGGTACTGTGTTTGAAGTCTCAGCATTGTACATTCTAAGATAAAAACTCACACTTCCGCTGCCTGGAATTGTACCCGCTGATCTATCAGAAGTAATCCCACTCATTGGAAATTGAATTAAAATTCTAGAAAGCTCCTGAGAAGAAGTAGTAACACGACCATAGATAGAGTAAGTCTCTAAAACATCAGCCTGTCCAGAGTTAGAGCCAGTTGCTCTAGTTCTTAGACCAGGACCAAAGGCGTTAACTATGGTGTTATCAGCCTCAGCATTATATCTTTTAATAGCCATTATCTAATTTTCCCAACAATATCTGTTTTAAATTTTAATTCCGCTACAACATTCTTTGGTATGATAATATTAGCGCCGTCAGGGGAAGTGTTCTCGTTAATGTTCATTTGCACACTGGAATAATTACTGCCTGTTTTTCCAACAATCTTAATCTTAACTACGTCTAAGACGCCAGTTACTTTTGATAAAGTTGAATAAATATCAGCAACATTAATATTTTCACCAATAAAGAAATGAGTACTGAACATATTAAATACAGTGTCGGAGCATCTTCTTAATAAATCAAACTTGTCAACACCAGAAGCAGGAGTCACAACAAAATCAACACCAAAATTAAAAATAAAAGCATCTAGAATATCAATAGTATCACTTAGCATTCTATAATTGTTAAGCCAAGTTTTTAAATTATTTTTAATTGTAACATTAGATGTCGTTAGTTTTCCAAAGTTATCCTCTGAAACGACATACATATTTAAGTTTCTTCTTTCAGAATTTGGATCTCTTTGTACTGAAACTCTCTTAATTGAGCCAAACTTTGCTGGCATTCTATAGCCAATATTCTCATAATCAGCCTGTGTAACAGCACGATTCTGTGTTGGGAACGTATCATAGATCTTTCTTTTAATCTCATCTGTTGTGTTCTCGCTAACGTCACCAACAATTGGGTCCTCATTATCAACTTCGACTGTGCTTCTAATGGTGTTCAAGATAGAACTATCTAAATTTTGCTCATTTTCGAAATCTAAGATAGTAGATGATACTGAATTCAAAGCACCAGCGGAAAGATTTGAATTTGAAGCATTTGTAGATCTATATAAAACTTGTAAAGTTGTATTTGTTGGCACAATTCCAAAGCTTTGCTCTTTCGATAATCTTGTTGGATCGAAAGTAGAATCTGTCACATAATCTTTCCCAAAAAGCTCAACAGCAACGGTTGATGGATCGGCAATAATATCAGACTCTGAAGAGTCGCCACTGCCGAACTGAAGAATCGCTCCTCTTCTGCTTCTTTCGACAACAAATTTTCTTGATACCAAGAAAGGTTTCAAAATAGAAGGAACATTATCATTTCTAAAGTTTTTATTAGCAATCTCTTTGTACACCATATCTTGTGCCAAGTAGTCAACTTCGTAATATTCATTTCCATCAGAATCCGTAACAGAAATTATTTCAGAAATATTAGGGTCTTGTAGTGTAACTTTTTTAAACCTTTCGTATGAGCCACATTCTATTTCTTGCCTGCCAAAGAACCCAGACACGACCTTGCCATATGACTTGATGGCATAATATGTTGGGGCGCCAG